AGCAGTCTTATCTGCATGAGATGTTATGAGGAGGACACATGGTTAGCAAAAGTAAAGCAAAAGGAAGCTACCACGAAAGGTGGTTTCTAAAGCTATGGAATAGCCTGGGAATAAAAACAAAGAAGCAACCACTATCGGGCAGTCTAGGTGGTGAATACAAAGGGGATTTGACTATCGAGATTGATGGTCAGGTTCTCTTTGTAGAAGTAAAGTATCGAGACAAGAGTTCGTTTCCAAACGTATTTAATCTCTTAGAAGATAGGGACATGGCAGTCTGCAAACGTAAGACTGGCGACCCTAGATACTGTGTAATAATTAGTGACCGAGTATGGGAATCAACATTTAAAAAACTTATTGGAGGATAACATGACAGTTATTAACATACTATATAAACCATTGGATACTGTTCAATCTAAATACTTTTTTGGTTATACTGGTGGTGATAATCCGAAGCAACTTGCAACAAGCAAACAGCTATGGAAAGTTCAGGACTTAGTAAACAAACTGTATCACTACTATTATTGTATCCAAACAGTTGGTGAAAAAATAAAAAACAAACAAGTAAAAAACCAAATCGAGGATACAAAACAAACTCTTGATGAGATGAGTAGTATATCTTTACCCATGTCAAAAGAGAACATGGATAAAAAAATAAAATTGCTAACTCAATTACTCGAATCAACACTTCCAAAGCTACATAATCTAGTTGAGGAATCAATACAAATCAATTCAGCATAGGAGAAAACATGTCAGAAGTCGTATCTATTGGGAATGGTGGCAACGTAGCCACCCTTCTCACATTCCGTTCGCCAGCAAAAGCAAACGAACAACTTGTAAAAGAACTCAACGCTCTTGAGTCTGTGAGTGTACGCATGCTCGATGTCAGCTGTACCAAGCTTGCCGATGCTCTTGCCGCCAAAGCAAATGTGGAAGCTTACCTGACACCACATAGACCGGATAGAGTTCGCCAGCTATTCAGTCGCTGGAAGTATCTGTTCCAACGTCCATACGAAACAAGCATGGATGAGTGTAGTGAGCGTGTCGAGATAATGATTGAGAGTCTGGTTGATATACCAGCCGATTGCATCATGCATATCTACAATACGTCCATCAAAACATTTCGCATACTTCCACCCTACTCAGATGTATACGGACTAGTAAAAGCAGACCTAGAAAGACGCAGATATTATCTCGATAGGTTTGATTATTTTGTTGACCAGTTGCAGAAGTGATACTACAATCGCCATATAAATAAGGAGAAAACTATGGATAGACAAGGATTTATCGGTGGCACAGATGCCATCAGAATTATGAATGGGGAGTGGCTGGAGCTGTACCAAGAGAAGGTAGGGCTTACCGAACCAGATGATTTATCAGAGGTGCTAGCTGTTCAGCTCGGTGTACACACAGAGCAGTTCAATCTCGACTGGTGGATGCAAGCTCATTCACCTGGCTATACAATGGCTGGCACAGAGCGTGTGCTACAACAAGAATTTACCAATGAAAAATGGATTGATAGTGTGCCGCTAAAAGGAACAGCGGACATGATGTGTGTAGATAACGTACACAAAAGCTACATTGTTGAAGCAAAACATACCAATGCGTTTACAAATATGGGTGCAATCATAGAAAGATACATGCCACAGATTCAGTTATATATGTATCTACATCATATGTATTGCAACGAAAAGGAATGGAAAGCTGATGGTTGTTACCTGTCTGTAATATTTGGCAACTCAAAATGGGAGTCAAAACATATTGCATATGACCCAGTATATTGCACAAAAATGATGAGTAATATTGCTACATTCTGGGAGCATGTTGTAAAGAAGCAACCTCCTAGCAATCGTGATGCGGAGACCCCAGATATCTCAAGCATCGCGATTGATAGGAAGGTCAAGATGGACATGAACAGAGACAACGAGTGGATGTCAGACGCGCATGACTATGTAAATACACTCGAGTCTGCAAAGAAGAACGAGTCAGCCAAGAAGAGATTGATGAGCCACATACCACCTGATGTATACCAGATGGATTGTGATTTATTATCTGTAAACATAACCGACAAAAGAAGAACAATCAAAGTGAAGGAGACAGCATGAATACGAAAGACCCTGAATACAAAACAACTATGCAGAAAAAACAGAACATGGATTTGTGGCTATCACTAGCACCATCTGACATGAAGTATCTAAAGAAGGTTGCATTTGGTTCGCGTAAGTTTACATCGATTGACCCACAGTATCAGATAATGAAGATGACTGAGAAGTTTGGACCAGTTGGTGTAGGATGGGGATACAACGTAGAGTATGACTACCCATCTACAAACGATATGGTTCTGATTGTAGCGAAGGTAAGTATATGGACTACTCTGCCTGAAAATATATTTGGTCCAGTTGCTGGAAGTAGAACATTCTGGCACAAGGACATGAAACGACCAGCCGAAGACGCTGGCAAAATGGCATTGACTGATGCACTAACCAAAGGTCTGTCTCATCTGGGTTGTGATGCTGATGTGTTTCTCGGTAAGCACGACAACAAATACAATGCTGATGATAAAAAGTCAGACCTAAATCCATTCTAACACGGAGGTAATATGGAATACGATAACACTAATACTGGTGCTATATTCAATAGCAAGAGTGACCAGCTAGTTCTAGTTGGTACTGGTAGCCTTAACGATGAGGGCGAAACCAAACGCATAGCAATGGTCAAGGATGTAATGCCTGATGGCACGACAATCCGAGACATCTATGTCAAGGTAGGTAGGCTGTGGGATAACAACAGCGACACACCAAACGCACCAACATTTACTGGTGTAGCGGAAACATCTTCTGGAGAAAAGAGAGTTGCCGCTTGGGTAAAACAGACAGAAAAAGGTAACATTCTGTCTATGAAACTCACAGAAAAAAATGCCATGTCATCTGATAATGGTGTTGACAAACAAGTACAAGATGATGAAATACCGTTTTAGGGACATAGTTTTCTCCAAAATTACTACATCCTAAAACATACTAGGAGGTCTTTTACTGCTCAGACCTCCTAGTTTTTATCAACGGAGGATACTATGATAGAAAAGATGACCCACACTATCATTCTCATGCTAACAATAGACCTCGAGTCCGCAAGAGAATGTGAAAAGATTAGCAGACAAGCATACAATGAGAACAGATGTTTCGAAGCGCACAACATCTACAGCCAGACACCACCTCGCAAGCCAGATAACTTTGAAGATATCATTGCTCTTTACATAGAGCGCAAGAAGCTATGGGAGAAGTGACCACAAGTAATGCAACCAGAGTTCATCTGGACCATCATAGTCATCAAAGTCGAAAGCTAGTTGTCTAGGTGTGGAGCTGGAAGTGAGGTCCATCGATGAAGGGTCGTCTATTTTCTTTTCGTCTTGTGTCAATGTAGTCATTCATCAAATCCTCTGCACTATCCGGTGACATAGTTAATAACTTGTGCCATGCCGCACCCCAAACTAAATCAACACCAAGTTCTTTACCAGCCTTACGCATAGCATCAGCTATGTTATCGTAATCCACAATATCCCAAGATGGATTACTGCCATCATAAGCCATAAGGTCAACAGCATGCGCATAGCCATCCTCTTGTATCAAATGTTTACTAGCCATTGTCTGGGATTTGCCAGACTCATAAAGTTTCTTTTGAGTTTCCAAGTCACGAACACCATAGATAACTCCAAAGTCTACATCCGTATACTCAATCGCCTTCTTAACAACCTTAACAAGGTCAGGATGTACTCCATCCAGTTTATCCAGCGACCGTTGTGATAATTTAAATGCCATGTTTTTTCTCCTAAAGTTTCTAATATCCCAATCCCTATGTATGCGAATGTTCTCACGTCGTTTTTCCCAATTATTTCCCATTCTTTCGTAGCCCAAAGAATTTAGTTACTGAGCGTACACCAAAGCTGGCGGCTACGATACAACCTAAAGTTACTTGATACCACTCAGGCATCGTTTCTAAAGCTCTGAAGCCCTGTTCTACTATATCTCTCCCCCAAGAACCACAGAAACAAAGAATCAGAGGTATACTAAATAAAATTACAAGGTATTCGTCTTTCCAAGAAGACTGCGAACCTTTCATAGCCTCCAAATCCCAGTCGATATCTCCAGTCAACTGCTTCTTCTTTATCTCCAGGTTAAGTTTTTGTGACTCAGCTTTGGATTCCATCCATGTTGAAGCCATACCACCAACAATTTGGAGAGCTTTGAATATCATTTCCCCACGTCTTTCATTGCTTTTTTATGCGCGGCTGTAAATGTAGAACCTTTAGCCATCATCTTAGCCATAGCTACCATATGTTTTTTAGTGTGATGTTTTTTATGCTTTTCCATAGTCTTATTCTGTCGTTCGGTTAACTTAGCGTACTTCATTATTACTCTCCTTTCCTAACCAAATAGCAAATGCTCCAGTCATAGCACCAGTAACAACGGACACTAAGCCAGCCTGTTGAGTGGTAAGGTCAGGCTGACTCAACGCCCACTCGATACACCTAATGTAAACACAGGTCATAGCTAGCATCATCAAGCGTGGGAGGATTCGCCACTTGTCGAGCGTTTCTGGTGTCATCAGCCTATGTTTCCCCTATCGAGTTGTACCA